ACACCTTTCTCATGAACCATAGCTATATCAGCAACAGGTATATCGAATATATTTTCCTGAGTGTTAATAATCATATCTACATCAAGTACTAGCACATTGTCATACTGATCAAATTTTTTACTAAATATAACCCGAAGAGATTCGAATACATTCAATTCTGAAAACATAAACTTCTGATCAGAGAACATGTACTCCGCACCAATAACCTCGGCATATTTTTCTGCCGAGGCTTTACCAATATTCACCCAGGATGGAAGTCCTATACCTGATTCGTTTAAATGTGTTTGGTGATCATTGTACGGGATAAAGTATTGGAATATAAGATTTCTCATGTGGCCCCTATGTCAATGAGCCGTAGATCTCAGCCCAATTTTTATAAACTGGAAGTTTGTTATAGTGCATGTTATGGCCATGTTCCATGATAATAGAATTAAGACCAAGCCGATCGCCAAGTTCGGCATTCTCAATCTTATCTTCGACCCATAGTAAACCACTGCCACAATATGGTTCAAGAACATCATCTTTATCCGCACCAGTGTCAGCAAAGATAAAACGTTCAAAAGCAGTTTCACCAAACAACTTACGGGTATTATCAATCCGAAGCTGCTGAGCTGAAGGATCTAATGATAGAGAAGTAATCATATGAAAAACATATCCATGCTTCCGATGTAGCAAGTCAATGTAGTACATAGCATCGCGAAGAGGTGGGAGAAATCCAATAGCAGCAGATTCGTTAAAGGTTCGAACTACTAATTTTTTGGTCTGGCTATCTAACCCGTAACGTTCACCCATATCGTATGCCTCAGGATTTTCTAGAGTTTGATATCCTTTGGTTTTCATCCAGACGTTAAAAGCGTACTCCCAATTCATAAGTACGCCATCACAATCAGTTAGTATCACATTATTCATTTTATATCTCCTATACTATTAATATAAGGGTTTAAGCCTTGTTTGTAAACCCCCCAGGAGTGACTTTTTTAAAATAATCTGAAATATCTTTTGCCAGATCCATTGCCTCATCATACCGCTTTCGGAATCTATTGTTTTCGTAACCGTGTTTCAAAAAGTAGTCTATGCTACTAATATCGCTATCATAGGTCGGAAGCTTAAAAGATCTACGGTAAGAAACCACCTGCTCAAAATGGGATCTTTTATTTAAAATCTCAAAGAACTGACTATCCATTGAGTTGTTGATTTTCTTGTGCTTCATAATCATTCTCATCATCATACATAACTTCATTTAACATTTGTTTAGAATCGTTGACTAGTACTTCGCGGATTCTTAAATCTTTATCAGCGTGTTGGGACTTATGCTTGCCACGCTTTTTATTACGGGGGTCAAATCTAGTATATTTTGCCATGAGCCTTTCCTAATAACCTAGCATTTCTTTTGTCATAATATAATCGCGGACAAAGTCAGACCTTACAATGTCTTCCCATCCGAAATTAACTATCGAGAAGTTCTTAAGCTGTTCTACAATTTGTAAGAACTTAACAATTCCTTGTTTCTCATCATCGTATTTAAAATCGCTTTGCTTATAATCACCACAGAAGATAATCTTAGAATTTCTTCCGACTCTGGTAATTACTGAATCTAACTCGTGAAAGTTTAAGTTTTGCATTTCATCTACCACTAAAATAGTATTATCAAATGTTGTCCCACGAATAAACGAAGTGGATTCAAACTTAATTACATTTGCGGTAATCATCTTGTTATATGATGTTTTATCTCCAAATAGCTCACTGCATATGTTTTTATAAGGTGTTGTAAAAGCCTCTTCTTTTTCGGCTTTTGTTCCGGGCAAGAATCCCATATCCCGTGTTGGAACCATTGATCTAACAATAACCAGGTTATCCCACTCAGTATCTTTATCTAAGACATCCTCTAGTGCAAGATAAAGAGCCATGAATGTTTTACCGGTTCCAGCTGTACCAGTTAATACTAAGTTATCGCCTTCGTCCCATGCTTTGTATGCTATTTCTTGATTAAGGGTTAAAGGGTCAAATTGGAGAAGATCGTCCAATTTGACCGACATGCTATTGTTCTGACCTTTAATTCTTTTCATTAGTCATTAACTGTGCTACCAGGATGGTCTTTTTTTACTTTGGTTAGAAAGTTACCCCACTCACTACCAGCTTGGCGGAGCATACTAGTAGAAGACGACGCAAACTTAGCAGTGGAAAGTTTTTGTTTATAATCACCGGTTGCTAATAGTTCTTCACGTTCCGACAACGTTAAAACCATGTCTTGTTCTTCATTCGTTTTTAAATTAATCATCGTGTATGATGGCATATGTGTAAAGGGACTAGCTTGCGCTAGCCCCTCCTCCTAGCTTGAAGTTACCAATTTAGATTTTAAAAAATCCCGTTTACGTTTCAACTTTGATAATAGATCGAAGTTACCCTTTCCCTTAATCTTATCTATATAATTATTAAGTTCAATCAGGTCGTTGGTCAATCTGTTAAGTTGGGTTTTACTCATAAGTACCTCTTATTTGTTAACGTAAAATTAAATCGGGGAATGCCTCCTGTACTAGTTTTTTTGTGACACCTTTAATTGAAAGCTTCTTGTTGATCATGCCAGCAAGAAGCTCAGCATCCCGAGGGTGCACGGTCTCGAGAATGTCTAAAAACATTTTTTCTCTTTTAATAGTGTTCATTTTTTCGCCTGGTCCACCTTTAATAAAGTATGCCAACTTCTTATTATGTTGGGCCCAATTCGATGGATGAGAACTAGGATCTGCGGGCTCATATGGTACGGTACCTTTAGGTAATAACCACTGAACTACATCATCAAAGGTCCCACGAAGAAGATCCTTTAATGCCCAGTTATTTGCCTGTGCCTGGAGAAGTTTAATCTTGTCAGCTTTTGTTTTAGCTGCTGCTACTTTTTCTAATATCTCAAAAGTATAATGTGTCGTCTTATTAACCATTAGATAAATTCCTGAACTACATCAATCAAGTTTCTACAATTTTTCGCAATCAGATACGGAAGAACCTTACCCCTATTCATATCAGGAGTTTGGCTTACAAAGTTATTTATAATATTTTTACGAACACTTTCGGGAGTAGATGGATTGACCAAGTCAATCATCATCTGATTACGCTGATAGTTACGATACACCGATTCGCCAAGTGCCTTGGGATCTTCTATAAGAGATTCTTTCTTTTTCTTAGACAGAACGTTTTGCCGCTTACCTTCTACAAGAAAAGTATCGTCATCCGATAATACATTTGGTACACCATCGCCAGTGCATCCAGTTAGGATATGCTCTGCTAGATATGTACGTGGATGTTCTTCCTTAACCACCTTTTTAAGCACAGGTGAATATTGCGAAACGTTATCGAATACTTGAAGCTGACGAAAGTCTTTGTCCGCAGACACAATCATAACATCTTCCCAGTTACCAAAGGCCTGAGTATGATGTACTAGTTCTGCAATAGCATCATCTGCTTCGCATCCCCATTCATGTATAACTTTATATGGAAATTCGTCTTTGAGTTCCTGTAGAACCATATTAATGACACGGAATGCTTCGTCCCAATCGATCTTAGAGTCTTCACGATTAGATTTACGTTTACCTTTATATTGTGGGTAAACATCCTTACGCCAGTTACCACCAGCATCGGCTACGATTACTACTTCACCATATTGGTCTTTAAACTTTTTACGGTACATACGGATAGAGTTAAGAATCATATGACGGATAAGATTCTCGTCACCATGATGTGCATGTCCCATAGCAACTGGTGCAATGCTTATTCCACTGTAATCAATTAATATCATGCTGCTACCCATTCTTTAGTCATGCTATATGTGTGCTTACACTTACCGTGCATACGCATACCCCAACAGTCACACGTGAATCCCTTTTCGGTAAACTTCACTGTATATATGTTATCTTTACTGCCAGGTATTTCCCATTCAGTACCAATCGCCCAATGCTTTTTAAAGTTGATTAGATCGGATTTATAGTATCTAGGTCCGTACTTACCCATTGCAATCTCCTTATTAATAGTAGTATCATAAGGTATTGACCAGAGTTTGTAAACCCCCTAAATGTATTTAAACCAAATTAATCGTATCCAAGTACTGCTACTTTTTCCAGGCTTTTGGAAATCTGTTCGTCTTCCCGATTTCTATATGCGGATTCAAAGCCTATCATACCATAGTCTGCTCTTTCGTGGTTACCCCAAAGTCTAACCATATAGGAATCGTATATTCGTTCCACCTCGTTGTCCGACCAGCTTTCAGGGATTAGCATCCCCTTGACTAACCAATAAAGACGGTTTGCTTCCTTACGAACAGATGGTGAGCACATGAACAACTCCTTTCTGTTTATCTATACGGAAAGTGATAAAATGATAGCGCAACCGAAAAATGTTTGCGCTATCATTTCAAACTTTGTATATGCGATCTATGGATTCTACAGTTAATAATACCATTATAATATTCATCATCCAGTAGTACGTTTCGTTCGAACTGTTCCTTTGCCTCAAGGTAACCCATCTCGCCTTTTGATTTACAGAAATATAATATCTCTCTGTAGAAATTGTTTTCGCCGTGTTCAACTAGTAACTTTTTAACAAGCTCACTAGACCCATAGTACTTAAGCCAATCGGATTCAACAATCTTTCTTCTTTTTAGCTTTTTGCCTTTCAAGGGGGGAAGGGTCTTACGTGACCAGAATAATTTCTTTCCTACGTATTTCTTATTAGTAGATTTGTCAGTAATGATATAGACAAACCCCTTCCACTCTTGAAGGTCTTCTTCAGTAGGCTTATACTCTTTGCCTTGATAATGCCACATTACTCATCAATTTCTTCAAATTTTAGGGGAGAACCGCACATGGGGCAGAACTCCGGTTCTTCTACGACATCCTCCGAGGGCATTAGCTCCCCGGAGTTATCGCAAACGTCACACTCGTACCAGTATTTTGTTTCTATCATATCTTACCCTAGAATGCGATTTCACAGGCGCCACCTTGACATGCTGTTGCGCCCATTGTATCGATATCAGTGAATCTTTTTTCACTCAGTTGGGTTACAAAATCTACTGGAGAAAAGTTCTGCTGGATCTTAGTCCATTTATGTAATAAGAATACGTCTTTCAAACAATATTCAGTTTGCTTGGGATCTCCCATAAAATAGTTATCAGCAAACTTATTGAAACGACGAAGCCATTCTTTATTAATATCAGAAACTTCTCCACGATATTGTTCATCCATTTGAGCAACCGAACAAGCCTCCCATAGATCTCTGAAACCAGATTTACGTGTATCCACAATAAGACCGGAAGCAAAGAGAGCTGCTTTACCGTATTTATCAACGATTTGTTCTTCGGTCATAACTTCTGTTAGTGGCGCTTGTGCAAAGTCTTTATCACCCATACCAGCTAAGAAAGAGATGCCAGCAAATGAATGTCTGTTGTCATATACGTAATCTTCTACCTGTGCCCACATATGTGGTTGTACAGTTACGGTATTTGAAACGTTATGGCGAATGCGATTATCTGCACAACGATCAGGATTTGTTCCTGCTTCTACCCAGTTCTGCTGAACCAGCTTAACCTTTTCCAATAGCTTTGTACCATATAGATCTTCTTTATAGAAAGATCCTTCAGGTGAAATAACAGGAAAGGCTACACAGTAATCTGTATTGGATGCAGACCATACTGATTCTTCGACCATGTATGGATTCGAGGTAGCGATTAATTGTGCGACCTCTGATTCTTTATTTAATTGAACATGACGTAGATACTGAGGAGAATGCTCGGAGTGGATACCACTAGCAGTTTGAAGCAGCACTGAGGCATTGCCCGACGGTTTAACACATGTTGTACGTGCTGCTGCATTAATACCAATAAGCTGGGCAACCTCTTGATTAACTGATTTAACAATTTCAGCACCTTCTTTTTGTACTTCTTCGTCTAAAAGAATATCAGGATTGTTCATCCAACCAGTAATAGAAACACCTAAAAGTGCTTCCCGATCAAAGATTTTTTTAGAAGTTGCGCTAAGGTATTTAAAGTCTGTGTATCCTGCTTGGAGAGTTCCCATAATCGAAGCTGCTCTACAGGCTTTGTAGAATTCCGCTGTGCTGGTACATTTACCTCCGTTAATTTCTGTAAGGTTACATCCTTGCCAGCCAGATTCTCCGTCGATCTGAGGGTACATACCAATCTCGACACAAGGGTTTGTAGTAAAGTTTTTATCTTCTACAAAGTAGAATCCCGGCTCTCCAAACTCTTTGATTGATCCCATAATTTTCTTAAAGTCTTCTTTAGTGATCTCGTCTCGTACAATAACAGCGCTGTTGTTGGAACGACCACGCTGAGGATTATCAACAAACCAATTTCCGGTTTTAGCATTTACCATCTCCTCATCATTTGGTGAAAATAAACATATAGTTGCTGATCGGCGGACACCGCCAGCTAGTACTGCGTCTGCAGCGTGCATTGCAATATCATATACTTCAATAGGCTTTAATCTATTACGGCCAGTTAAGACAATACCTTGTAGCATGTGCTCAATTTTGTCCAGCGCACGACGAAGTGGTTCTGGGCCTGGTGCTTTAAATCCACCGGAGATCTTTGAACCTTTTGGACGAACATTTTGCAGATCAAAGTAAACCTTACGACCTTCAAAGTCTGGGTGCGTTCCACCGCCGACAAAAAAAGACGACATAAGGACTGAAAGTGAATCCGCCCAGCCTTCGATGGAATCGTCAATCACGTAACCTTTGGCTTGTTTCTTACGTTCTGCAACGTCGGGAAGTGTTGCAACGTGATGATCCTGTACACTGAAACCTGCACCCGCACCACACAATAAAATATAGAAAAGCTCGCCAAAGAAGGCCGCACGGTCCGCGTAGGAGCTCGTACAGTTGTACATTCTCATCTGGTGCTTACGTAACTGCTCTCCGCCAAATTGCAGCGCTCTCTGCGCGCCTAATGCGTACTGTAGCTTATATAGAGACTCGGCTTCATCAATGTACTGGGCTAGTTCTGGTGTCATTTTATCCGCATAATATTCACGGTGCATTTCCATAACGCGGGCTACAGCTTCTTCCCATGTTTCATACCTATTCTTAGCTTCACTCCATCTACTATAACCTTCGTAAAATTTAGTTTCTGACATTAACTTTCTGGTATTCTTATCTGTATTATTAGGGATAAGCTTGAGCATCTATAAATCCTTTTTCGGGCCATAGTACAATATATGACGGTTGTTTGTGACTTGGGTACATTATATATGATTATTGTAGTTTAGAAAACCCCTAAAATAGGGGGTTTACAGAAATATTTTTTCTGATATAATTAATCTATTGATTATTGGAGGAGGATGAATCACCCGTCGGTTCTACCGGAGTAATTGCTTCCTCGTAGTAAGCTATGATTGCTTGTTGATCTTTTACATACCGACGAAGCTCTGCTATACCAAGAGCTAAGTTTTCATATCCTTTAGGAGTAATAGCAAATATTACTACGTTCCCCGTCTTAGAATTAATCTCAGCAACTTTTTCTTCTAGATTTTCTTCTGTAATTACAAACCAATCGACTGGTGGAAATTGTACAGCTTTAGGACGTTCCTGAATAGGAATATTCTGTTCCTGATATTCAGTTGTTACTACTACTTCCGCTTCCGGTGTTATCCCCAGACATCCCATCAGTAGTAGCGGGGTCGTCAGAAGGAGGAGTAGTTTCACTTTCGATACGTCCAATAAG